TGCGTCTGTCCCTTGAGTTGCGTGGTTGGCGTTGCCTGATTGGTCATACCATTTGGAGACGAAGCCGTTGGTAAATTCATTATTATAGGTAAGGACTTGTGCAGTAGGAGTTCCGTCATTACTACCCACTCGGTCAGTCCAGTTAGATGCTTGGTTGCCATCACCTGCATAGCTGTAATCCAATGTTCCGTCACCGTTCAAATCAACACGGACATTGTGGATTACCCTTTCTCCTGCACGACCTCTAGATACTCCAACTTTATTGATTGTTATGTCTCCATAAATCTTTGGTGAAGTTGACATTATAGTTTCATCAATTTTTACACGGACACCTTCGGAAGGAGCATTGAAGAACTCTATTTCGTAGTGCTGACCTAGTTTTAAGGCTAATGCACCTCCAAAAGATAGTGCCCGATACGTGTTGGAATCATCAGTCAAACCGATTGCAGTATCGTTAGCAAACCAGAAGCCACCATTGGAAAAACCAGTCCTACCAAATAATCCTGTAATATAACTCCCACCGATATACCCAAATTTAATTGACCAAGACTTACTCGCCTCAAGTGTAAATGAAGAACTGAAGGCCACGCTTGCATTAGTGGAATCTTGAAACCTAGCATACCCAACGTAGTCCTTACCTACATTCACCCAATCCTCAAGCGTCCCATCAGCAACATCAGACGCAGTAAAGGAATCCTCTTCGCCGTCACTAGAACGTCTTACTTCCACTACGCTACCCGTGAAGCTAGAGCTAAGGTTACGGAGGCTGTAGGCGGCGGCGGCTTCTACTAGGTCACCTGTGCGCCCATCCGCTTCTAATTCTTGAATGTCCAGAGGGAGAACGGTCTGAGCATTCACCCATGTCTCGATGTCTTTTATTTCTTTGGCTCGGAAGTCTTTCTCGTGGTTGTCACTAGCACGTCTTACACGGACTACCTTGTTGTTTCCTGCTTTATCGTTGAGGTCACGAAGGCTATATGCGGCAGAAGCCCCGCCTACTACTTTGCTAAGTAGCGGACGAGACTCCCCTTTACGGTCTGAGGTAACTACCTGTGCCGTGCGGTCTACTGTGATGTCGTCGGACACGCCTCCTGTCACTCTGGACATAGTGCGTATCCCTGCGAAACGACTGCGGTCTGGGATGGTAATTGTTTTGGTGCTTCCATCACCATTAGTAACCGTAATCGTTTTGTCAGGCATAAGTATTAGTAGCTGATATTAGCACCCGAACCAGATGAACCAGTGTTCACGGTCGAGCGGCGTACTGTTAATGCAGACGTTCCACGTTTCTTGGAACTCTGACGTGATTTAAGAGACTTGTTTTCTACCTTCTTCGCCGTCTTCGTGGGAGGAGGAGGCGGAGCGGGTGGCGGAACGGGGTCTGGGATTTTAGGGGATGACATGCACATAATTAACTCTTGGTTAGGACGTTTTCGTTTTGGATTTTGTATTGATTTTTAAGGTAGCGAATAACTGACCTTTGGCCGTAATAGAACATCAAAGAGTTCTGTTCAGCCGAAGTATCAAAGTCATCCCTTAACGGGAATACTTCCTCTAACTTATTGATAATAGAGGACGAAATCTGAGGTAAATCGTTTTCGACCTTCATATTAGTCCCTCTCCTTCCGTCTTTCTAGCATTCCAAGAGCGATGGATGAGTATCCAATCAGGTCCTTGAAGATGTCGGCTACTGTATCCCCCTTAGTGTCCAACGAGAGACCAGCATTACAGAAGGACTTGAGCCTCTGCATCTTATCTCCCATACGAACCGAGAGCCCTATGAGGGGGTCTACACCAAACTCATTAGCCTCATCGAAGTTAGCGAAGGGATTAGGAGTGTCAGCACCCCCAGTATAATCGTTATTCTTCTTACGAGTAAGCGAGGAGATATCATTGAAGGTATCCGCTTGGAAGGCGAACCACCACTCCTTGTCATGATGACGGGCAGTCGCTAGGTCTTCCTTGGATTGATACATGATTGTCATACCTAACCATTCCGCCACAGCGTGCTCAGCCTTAGCTCCCTTACTGTATTGCCAGCCGTTCAGCATATACATGTGGGTAGCACGGGCTATGATTGCATTAAGGTCAGCCTGAGCGCACTCACGGTCAACGAGTTCACACAACGGGATGCCAATAGCTTCAGCCAAGTTGCGACTTAACTGAGCGGGGTTAATGACTTCGTACCCTTGCTCCTTTAGCTGGTGTGCCTTCTCGTCAAAGGCGTCAAAGTTTAAGTCCTTGAGACCTGTCATAGGTCCCGCGATGTAGACGACTCGGTCGCCTAAGTTTATTTCTGGTTGTTCTGTTTTGTGGGTGTCCATAATGTTACTTTTTGGTTTGTGTAGTCTTTGTTTCGTAGGATGTAGGCGAGGCGTGCATTGAGCAACGCATCATCTTCGGTTTGGTCTTTGCTTTCATATATTTTTACAACGCCTTCCCAGTCCCAGCCGTGCTTATCAAGAAGCTTAACGGCGGTCTTGGGTCCCACCCCTTTGAGACCTGCGTATCCATCTACTGCATCCCCCATGAGGGTTTGTGTCAAATGGTTTCGGTCAGCCTCTTCTTCGGTCAACGTCCGTAGTTCATCACGCAGGAAGTTATACCAAGTAATAGGGAGTGTTGCGAAGTCCTTGTCCCCAGAGACAGCAATGGTATTCTCTGGGTCTTTGGTGCAGAGGATGCCAATTAAGTCATCAGCTTCAATGCCTTCTTCTAAAAGCGAAGGGTGACGTTCACGTGTCTGCTCAATAATCCCAGAGAGGGCTAAAGGCTTACGCTTACCACCACGGTTAGCTTTGTATGCTGGGAACAAATCATATCGGAAGTTACGCCTCGGACTGAATACAAGCTGGTAGACGTTCGTCTCAAACTTTATGCACAGGGACGTGATGAAGTCATCGAAGTAAGCTAACGCCGCATTCACGTCTGTGTGAAGTGTCCAGACATTGTCATCCCATTTAGTTTCTACCTCATTGCTGAAGGCAGAACGGTAGGCGAGCATATCGCCATCTATGTATAATGTTTTCATGTTAATGTGTTTCTGACCAGTTTTTGCCTACGCTGAACTCACCGTCCAACGGGCAGTTGAAGCCAAGGACTTTGCCAGCCTTAGCGAGAGCATTTACAAAGCAACGACCGAGAGCATCTGCGTGCTCAGGAGCGCAACTGAATTGAACCTCATCGTGGATATTTCCGTGGAGTTCATAGGGATGCCTAGCGGAGTCCACAAACTCAACGAGAGCTTGCTTCATCACTACAGCACCAGCGGATTGCAGGAGAAGGTTCACAGCAGAGTGAGGACTACGACAAGGTAGCTCACGTCCGTCGAGACCTCGGAGGATACCAGTAGCCTCTACCTTTTGCTTCACGGCATCATATAGCTTCTTGATTGATGGCGTCTGCTTCATAAAGGCGGCTTTAAGGGCTTTACCTTGCTTGGCATTCCCGCCGACAATAGAACCAATCTTGGCATCACCTGCGCCGTATAGGAAAGCGTAGATGAATGTCTTTGCGTCATCACGGGTAGGCAATCCAGCCGCCTTTTGGTTGGCTGTGTGGATGTCTCCCTCTAGGATTGTCCGACCGTATTCTTTGTCTCCAAACATAGCGAGGTAGTGAGCAAGGCAACGTAGTTCCAGACCAGAAGCATCAGCACCAACAAGCACTTTACCTTCTGGAGCAGTCCAACAAGAGCGGCACTCCTTACCATACGGCGCACGTCCAGCAGGAGTCTGCGCCACGTTCGGGGTTGAGTGCGTACAGCGACCGCTGACAGCACCGTTGGTATTAACACGTCCGTAAATACGTCCGTTTTTCTCTAGCTTGAGCCACGCTTGTTTACCCTCAGCCACTTGACCGAGACGCTTGGATACCAACAGATATTCAAGGAGCTTCAGAGCTGACGGAGTACCAATACTCTTTAGCACAGGCTCATCAATCTTAGGACGCTTACCCTCAAAGGCCGCTGGCTTCCATCCTTGTGCCATCAGGCGTTCACAGATTTGGTCACGACTGTTTGGGTTGAATGGGATTTCCTTGATACGGTGTGGTCCCTTAGTGATTTCCTTGGGTTTCCAGCCAGCCGCAACGAGTTCCTTCTTGGTCTTGGCTTGGTCTCCGTTGGGAGCTATCCACCAGTGGCTTTTCATTAACTCAACCGTAGGACCGAAGACTTCTGCCATCTCCTCACCAAGTTCTGCACGACGAACCATAAGGTCAGACGTAAGCTTCTCAGCTACCTCTAGGTCAAACGGGAAGCCATTGCTTTCCTGCTGTTTGATGATAGTCGCGAACCGATGCTCAAGGTTAAGCATCCGTAAGTCAGGTTTCTTACCTATAAGGTGGTCATAGATACGCTGAGTAACGATGGTATCCTGTTTGCAGTATTCTGCCATAGCAGGCGTGAAGGTTGACCAGTCCTCGGTCTCACCGTGGGTGTCTTTCAGAACACCGATACGATGTCCCCAAGCTTTAAGGCTGTGGGAACCAATCAGTGTTTTCTCAAAGCCCTCACGTAAGAGGTCTTGGGCGCGAACGTCTGGGCAGATACAGCGAGCCATGACAGCAGTGTCCCATACACAGGGATGCTGAAAGCCATACATCTTACGCAGGGCAGGGTAGTCAAAGCCAATGGAGTTATGCCCCACAATGGCGTCGAACGAAGCGAGAGCTTTGAGTCCGTCCAGAAGAGTATCTCCAGAGTAAACCTTAGATACGCCTTCGCTGTAGATTGCCAGACAGTGCACGGTCGTAAGGTCGGACAGGTTAGTCCAATCCTCAATTGCGTTCGTTTCAATATCGAAGAATGCTAGTTTATTCATTTGGTGTGCTTGGTATGAGTGTGGTTAGTGGGAGCAGGATGCCCCGTGATGTATTGTTGTCTCCCCCTCGGACATCACGCTTGGTTTTCTTGAAGGGCTCGATGAGTTCTTTAAGCTCTACAAGTGGGATGAAGATGATAAGGGATTCAACAACGAAGCAGTAATAATCCGCTTCGGAACGGTCTACGCCAGAGACTTTACCTCTGGACATATACTCAACAAATACATTGCCCGTCTTCTTGGCAAGCATATCTTTTTTAATCTCTATCTTTTTTTCAGAGAGCAATACGCCAATTTCCTTTTCAGCTACTTGTCCTAGTTCTAAGTCGTGTCGAAAGTTTGAGCAGTATTTCATATATTAAAAAGGGTTCTCGGTATAATGTTCTTCGGACATTGAGCCCGT